CATCTCGTATGCGTTTTGCCTCTGCTATATCATATTCTTTTTGAGCTTTGGCTCGATCTCTGGCAGCTTGATCGGCTTTTTCTTGTATATCTGATTTCTTTTTAGCTGCGCTACCACCAATAATAGTACTAACTAACCCAACTACAGGAGCAATAATTGAGGATGGCATACTAAACCTCCAATATATATTTATAACTCATTAATCTAAAACCTTGACGAACTAATAAAGAACTAAACGGACGTTTTTTACTAACTGTAATTCCTATTACTCTGATCTTCTGAGGATGATTTCGTAATTGTTCTATACCGTATTTTATCATACGATATCCAGTTAACCCTTTTCGATAATCTGGTAAAAGAAAAATACTGTCCATTTCAGCACTAAGTACATCTTTATGTTGATGAAGATAGTATATAATATATGCTGCAAATCCAACAAGAACATTTTCATAACGAGCAGTAATAAGAAATAAACTATTATTCTCCTCAAAAACTTTATATATATCCCAATTAATATCTAAAGGAATCTGTTCTTTATCATACTCGGACATCTCAGACCAATACTGAGGACCAAGGATATCATTTATCTCAATCAAAGCAGTATCTAATCTTTCTATTGCAAACTTCACTTTGTACTTGCCTCATACATAATAGCTAATATATTCAAAGGTAATGGATCAGATTGTCTGATTCGAATATCTATATTTCTATTATGCCCACCAGGATACCCCATAGGCTCTGTGTCACCAGTAAACAAAGGAATTGCTTCATCCATAGCATCTGGAGGACCAAAATAATAAGGATCAAAAGTTCCTTCAATTTCGCCTAATTCAAAACCAAGAGATCTATAAAGTCTAAGTGCAACTTTAGATATTCTTCCAATTTTACCTTCGGATGTTCCTATTGGATTTCCACCTTCGGGTGGTATTGGATCAAGAAAACTGGTAAAAGGCAAACCTGCATGAGCTTTATCTGCTGCTGTATCAAGTGTTATTTCTCCACTCGCAACTGTTTTAGGAGCCTGAACCGCACCATCAGCAAGAATACTAACTGTCTCTCCCTCAAGATGACCCAATCCGTCAAATGTTGTAAAATCTGAACCAGTTTTTGTAGCACCACTATCAACAAAGAAAGCATCTTCTTGATCATCTTCCGGAGATAACCCTTCAACCATGAACTCAACATATTTAACAGTACCTCCATCAATAGTCCTTTCTATGATTGCCCATAATTCATCTTGATCTACATTAACTCCATCACTTACAGCAATACTCTGCACAACAACATCTGTTCCTCCAATTACATGACGATGCCATGAATAGACATCATATTCAGGTTCATAAGTTAAACCAATTAATTCTCCGTCAGTTCGTACACCCCATATAAAAGAATCGGGTTCATTAGAATAAGCTATATCTACAATACCGCTTTCTGTTATATGTTCACTAAGTATTGTAATATCATTTGCAAGATATTTATCACTTGCTAACTTATATTCTGTTCGTCGAAATTTCCTTAAACCACGTTGTAAGAAAATTGTATTTGTATCAATTTTAATAGGAACACTAAAAGAACTACCATAATTAGTAGTAGGTACTGGCCGAATAGTAGAAGGAGTTAAAGCATCACCCTCAGAAGATGCCGCGAGAATAAACTCTCCATTATGCGCACCAAGCATAATCTGTTTACCTGAAACCGCCCACATGAACTTAGTAGCATCTTTAATAAGTATCTGAATACTTTCATTATCCAAACCTGTGCCAATATCAAAATCGAAATAATCTGCTGAATGACTCGACCAAATACCATTAGGTTGATTCGGAGTGGAGGCCATCCAAAGCCGTTGTTCAAAGAACCAAATAAGAGTAGGATAGTTAGCCGCCCCCCACTCCGAAGGAGTATCTTTCATTATTAAAGTTGCAACATCTACAGTAGCATCCGCAACACCACCAATAGTTGCATTGTCTATTGTTAAACCATTATCTGCCAATAAATATCCAGTGCCAGGTATTACTATAGTAACAGACGTTACATCACCAGCACCATCAACAACTACATCTGCAGCAGCATTTGCTCCAGTTCCTCCACCCAAACCAACTCCGGTATACACACCTTCAGTATGATCTCCGCCATGAGTGATATTGTCAACAGTTAAAATACCATCTTCCGTCATTTCAAGTAAACGCCACTCAGTATGAGAGTCACGTATTAACATAGATGGTAGATGATCTTTATGAACAATGTGAAGAGTAACTTCGTCTTGAGTAAATCTAATATCTCGTAACTCAGCTTCTGTATAAGTAGTAGTTACTTCAACGGCACTTCCATCTACTATTTGAGCTTGATTTCTATAAAATCTAATATAGTTATGTCCAAACTCTAAAATATAAAAGAACTCATCTTTATAAGCGAGTTCTACAAGAATAGTATCTTTAGTGCTATCTTTCACTTCTTCAACATACTTAAATCCGCCTCTTCGACTGGCTCCCCCATGAGGCTGAACTACCATATTTTCAACAGTTTTGGCTCCACTTTTATACCCCTCAAGTTCAGTCCTACCCAAAAGTCGAGGACTAATCTCACCTGAAAGAAATGAAGTTTGTATTGCATCGTATCTCATAAGTCCTCCAGATTGCCACCGGTGGCAATCCTAAAGTCTGGATTCTAACCAATCTTCAGCTTCAATATTATCAAGATCATCTTCTACTGCCCCTTGAAAACGAGCATCAGAGAGTTTAACTTCATATGAGTCTTCCATAGCTTTTTGCTTACGAGCACTATCCGTTAATGTAATTGCTGCTTCTTTAGCAATCACTGTTGACAAAACTTCACGGAAACCCTCATCCATTTCATTAGGATCTGTCACTCTATGAAGATATCGAATATAAAGAACAGTCTCATTAGAGAGAACTTTCCGTCCTTCAACTTTATATGTAATGGTAGTTGGGTAAATATCCAAAAGACGAAGACAATCAGTAGGAAGTGTAAATTGATTATCCCACTCATGATCTGGATCAGTAGTATCAGGAGCTAAGTTAGTTCTCCTAATTGCAAACTTCCACTCATGAGCACGTATTAACCAATCACGTTTCTGTTCATAAAGAGTATTGCAAGTACGAGCGGCTTTACTATTGTCATCAAGTGCAATAATAGGGTTCTCGCCTAACATGAGTAACCCCGCATTACAAATTCCAACTTCTGATGCCATTTTATCCTCCTTTAAGATTTTATCAGTCGGATTGCCACTGGTGGCAATCCGACTTGTAAAAGCTTAAAAGGTTAGAGTTAATCCATCACGTAGGCGATATGCCCTGCTACTGTATCACTCGCAGCCGGAAGTTTGATACACTTAAGAGTGATATCAATTCCTTCCTGAGAGTTAAGTAGCTTATTGCCACCGAGAGCTGCAACAGCAGCTACAGTACCAACCGCAATGGTGCCTGCGGCTTCCGTAGAAATACCATCATCCAATCCGTCTACATCAGCAGCTACAGCAACACCGTCAAGGTCCGTATGGGCCGCCCATCCAATATCTATTGTCGCTGAAGCAGTAGTAAGATTATGATATATCTGTGAAAGACCACCAATAATACGTACACGACCAGCAGGCAAACGAACCAGATGGATGATATCATTTGCCGTACCACCAGCAGCCTGAGTGTAGTCGAAATACGCAATCCTCAGTTTACCCGAGTGATCCGAAACTGCCAGAGCAACAGGAGGAGTAGCTCGGATATTGGTCAACTGAGTCGAATAATAAGGTCCAGTTGTAGCCATTATCTACCTCCTATTAATCCGGTGTCTCGTCGCAGAAAATACGGACAACTTTGGCTTCTTCCATCCGTACTGCGCCAATGGACATCCCTGCCCACACCTGAGTAAGATAATTCTTGTCAGCCCGTTCAGATATACGGGTATGAATATCTGCACCAAGAGCAAGAGTAAGTCCACTCTGTGCCCAGGCAATACAAGTACGAACATCATCATCACTGACAGCTAATCTCTGAGATCGATGCCAAGTGAACCCCATAAACTGATTAAGCTCCCCATTGACCAAAGCTTTCACAGAGTTATAATCCGCACTTGTAGCTTGCGTAATTGCAAGCATATCCTGAAGCTGTTTCGAAGCCACACAAATGTGCAGTTCTTCATCTTCATCGACATCTTGAGTCCAAAAAGCACCCTTGGCGCCGATCAACTTCGCCATTGTCATTCCGTCATTAGACGCGGATGTGCCTTGGTCATATGTTGACGGAAGAGTTGTCGCCGTTCCACCTGCGACACCAGTATAGGCCGTACCTGTGGCAGCAGCAATGATAACGTCATCCATTGATCTACCAAAGGCGTTTACTGCATTCACCGCATAAGGAGATGTAGGATCGATCAAAGTTCTGATCTGATCTTCCTTATCGACAAAATCAGCCCACACGTAATCCGTTAACGAAACTCGTCTACGGGCATGTGGAGTATCAGTCTGCGGCGTATCCTGATGGCGGGTGGTCTTTTGCTGTGCAGCAGTGGCAGCAATTTGTTCGAAAAAAGCGTTCTTTCCAACAACTGTTTCCACACGGCAAGCATTACGAAGGCGAGAACCTTTCTGCTGGCTGAGCAGTTCAACATTACCCTTGTACTGCTCAACCATTGCAGTGGTTATTTCGGTACTCATAAAACCTCCTGCCGTTTAAAATTAATGTTAGAAAATTACCTTTGCCAAGGGTAGTCTCCTAATGACAGGAGGCCCGAATTGAGTATAGATGCAGGGGCGTGGGCCTAATCTGCTTAGGGATTAATAAAAGTGTTTCGGTCAGTCGGTTCCACTTTCTTTCGTCCGTGAATCTTCTCTAATAATTGGGCGACCTTTCGAACGGTGTCCTTATGGGCTGGATCTTTAGCATCTGTATATGCTTTGGCTCGCATAAGTTCATTCTTTTGCTCCTCAAGATTCTCAGGAGTTTCGGCGATTTCGCCAGAGTCTTTATCGAGTCCAAGATCTTCCGCCATCATTTCACCAACTTTGACAAATGTCTTAATAACTGCGGGGTGACGACCTAATCCAGATTCTGTTATCAGTTGTTTTAATCCTGTTCCAGCATCCAGGGAATCTAACGCCCGATTCATCAAGACCATTTTGCCCTCGAAAGCATTACCGTATTCCGTTCTTAGAGCGACCTCAGCTTCACTGAAAGCAATTTCAGCGGTCTTCTGTAAATCCCCAACTTGCGTAGCACTTAGATTAGCAAACTCACCAAAAATACTGGTTGCTTGCTTATCACTAAGTCCATGTTTATGAGCAACATCTTTGAACCAAGTAATCTGTTCTGTCAATCCCTCCTTTAGTTTTTCATTTGTAATTGATTCAGGAATAACCATTGTATATTCCGATGATTCTTTTGGTCGTCCAAGTCTATTATAGACTTCCATAAACTCTTCATCGGTCTTTGGCATAGGAATCTTATCTCTACCAACTAACTTCTTTGTGTTGATATAAGACCGTGCCACATTGACTGGCATTGAAACCATTTCAGCTTCATCTTTAAAATCAGCAAGACTGGCATCCGCCCGAATGTCTTCAGGCAACTTAATATGCCAAGTTTCACCTTTTGCTGCTGCTGCAGCTGCTGCGGCTGCAGCCTCTTCTTCAGGGGTTGGCATCTTACTCTTCCTCCTCTGCTAAATTTGCTATCTCCTCTGGAGTTAGTTTTAAAATAGTTAATATTCGTAATATAACATTGCGTTCGCCTGAATTAAAAGCGTTAAGATAAGGATCAGGATCAAATCCGCCATCAAAAACATTGTGTGCTAAACATAAATCCCTAATGACCACTTTAACATCTGGATCATCAAGGTTGAAAACCTTACTATAAACATAAGCAAGATATCGTTTTTTAAGAAGTCGGATTGCCACTGGTGGCAGTCTCCTTATTGCATAAATTGACCTTCAGTTGCTATACCTGCTAAGTCAGCAGCTTCTAAATCTGCATCTTTAATTGCACTTCCAACACCAGCAAGACCTTGACCTGTTTTGGCTAATAATTCAGCTTGTCGTTCTTCCGCTGCTGCTTGTTGATCTGCTTTTCGTCTGGCATTTGCATCCTCCGTAGTATGTAAAAATTTTGAATTTACAGAGAACATATCAAATACACCATCGATCATTTCATCAGTATTAATCTTGTAATGAGCATCTGGTATTCTATCAAATAAGGGTTCTAATATACCAAGAGCACGAACAAGACCATTTGCTTGAACTTGTTCTTGTGCGCGTGCAATAGGTGAAGTGTATGTAATCTTTAAAGGTGCCCCCATAACTTCTTGAGGAGGCATAGGCATTTTATTTCCGTGTCTCATAAGAAGACCATACACACGTTTAATCAGAGGACCAAGAAGTTCTGATTGAATTCTACCAAGTAATGGCCCCATTAAGCGTAATTTCTCTTCAGTCCTCTGAAGCACTTCTGTTGCAGTCATTTGTGGACCCTCATTCAACTGAAGCTGATCTATAAAGAAAGCCTCTCGTATTCTTTTATGAAGTGACTCTGAATACTCAAGTCCGAAACCAGGATTTCCTGTCGGGAGCAAACCAACATCGTCTTTCGTATTAACTCGTCCCTTTCGATAATAGTTAAGACCACCTGGAGTTGTCCGAATAGGTTTAAGGAATCCTTGATCTGGAAGTAATAAAGGAGGATCTGTTGTTTTTTGAGCAGCTCTAATAGTGACTTGAGCTACTCGCATGAGCATCTTAACATCAGGCAACGTAGTATGCCCTGGACCTCTACCATACGTCTCATGAGCACTTTTATAAAAACGAGCTGCCATAAAAGGAAGTTCATCATATCCTTTTTCTTGTATAAGATGCTTACCTTTTACTTCTATATAAGCAGAAGCAAAAGACTTATTTAATGCGCTGGTAGACAGTAAATTTGCAGTTGATCTTGGCATAATAAGATGGTAACAATCAACTTTTTTGTCTAATTGATTATCATCTGCCATCTTTTGAGTATCTTCAGAAAGATTTGTTTTACCAAAACGTTCAACTAATTGCAAGACAGAACGTTGATATCGACGATAGATAGTATCCACTCTATCCTGTGAGTTCTGCACGAAATAACACTCATATAAAGGCAACGATAAAAAGAGAAGTGCATCTTCTTTAAGTTGCTCTTCGATGAAAAGGACCATATTTCCAAAGGCACCATATGACAAGTATCCTTCATGCATTGCGGTGGAAAATCCGGAAATTGATTTATTGATTTCATGATACATTGCTCTTGAAGCATTCTGAAGGTATATCTGAACGACTCGACTGGTCATAAGTTTAGGATTGACGGTTCGAAGTTCGAACCAAGGATTTGCGGAACTTGTTAGGAGGGAAAATAGACCAGAGGATAAAAGTTGATTAGCATGAATGCCAGCAGAGTCATATATTTTAGACATCCGCTTATCTCCTGGCCAGAGTTCTGTTGAAAATGCAGCATGTTCTGGATATATTCTTTCTGCAATTTCTTGAAATGTAGAATCCCAAGTACCTCTACCAGCAATTAATTGCTGATAACGTTTACAATGATACTCAATCTCTTCTTGTCTCATCCGTGCCATCGGAGGATCTCCTATTTCTTAGGAAGTGGGCCATGCAGTACCGCGTCAACATCCATTGAAATGATTTTAAACTCCTTAAGAAACTCATCTATAACAAGCCCCTTCGGAGATGCTGCTCTTTTTCGGGCTTCAAGGATGACTTCTCTCGTGAGATTTCCAATCTCCGGATTGCCACCAGTGGCAATCTTGTCTTTAGATTTCTTGCCTGCTACTTGAGTCTTCTCATCGCCGCCCATGAAATCAAAATCCTCACTCCCTTCAGATTGAGCAGCTTTTTCGGCAGTAGTTCTCACTTTTTCATCAGCCATTTTAGCTCTCCTTTAAATAATTTAAAAATCATCAACATAGAAACCAGGGCACGCACGTTGATTCCTTGTGTCTGCCTGAATTTCTTTGTTATCGGTTTTTGATGGAAAAAACACTCTACAGTTTTTCCCCAGGCATCGCCATCCCGAATCTTCGCCTGTCATGTCGTTACCTGCCCAATACATAAGACTATTACATATAGGGCACTTTGATTCACCGTCAGTCCTACACATATTTATCCTTTTCAAGAATATATAGATATCAGTATACCCACACTATACCACACTTCGTGTCACTTGTCAAGCATTATTTTTTGGCATCTCTCCTTCAAATTCTACACATAGAGGGCACAGACTGGCATGAAAAGGATCGTTTTTTGGTTCATAGACCTGACACCAATAGGGTCTTTTATCATATATTTTACATCCAGTACCCTTTTCAAATAGAGCACATGGATTATTTGTCATTACTAAAGTAATACCTCCCATATTATCCTTTACCGTTAATATGTCTCTCTTCTCATAGAAAATACGGGAGTCCATGTCTGACCATTCAAAACGTGTTGGAATCAATATTGTATGACAGCATGTACCACAATTTCTACAACATTCTGTTGCACATTCTTTGTGAAAATTACCAGTAACATCACGTACTTCCATACCACCTTCAATCTTTTCTTCACACCATCTACATAAACTTTGCATTATTGCCTCCTATTCTCCATAGCTATAATGATTACCATCACCCCATCGACCACCCCAAGTGCCTCCTAAAAATTCCCAAAATAATCCAAGAGGTTCGTGAGCTTCTGTATTTATTAAATATTTTCCATTTAAAAATAGATTTAAGTCAATAGCAAGTCGTTTATAATGAAATGATCCTTCCTTATGACCAGAGCTTGCCCATGCATCTCCAAAAGTAATTTCATAGCCTTGTTCATAGGTAAATAGAATTAGTAATGCTACCATATGAGCGAATTTAGATTGTTTTTGTCTTAGTGTCATTGCCTCCATATCCCATTTTGGTGTTGCCAATCATCATCATCATCTTTTAAGTAATCCTCCAATGGATCATATCTCTGATTTCTTAATTCTGTAAACTCTAACTCATTATACCTTTGCATTGCCACCAGTGGCAATTCGGCCATTTCAATTCTCATCCCTACACCAGCCGCAAGCTGTCTATATCCATCTGCAAAATGTTTGGCCCAATCTTTAACAGGCGAGTCTCCGAACTTCTCTTTCTTTTCATCCCACTCACGTCTGTAAGATTTGAGACCTTCAATTCCATCTTCGCAGTGTTCTTCGTCGAAGTAACATACAGGGAGAGTTTGCCGCATGACATTATGACCTTCAGACAAACCATATTTATCTGCGACTGCCATTTTCGGAATTGTGATGATATTTCGGAGACCAAGATCTTCGAAAGTTTCTCGTCGAGTTTTTCCTGTGGAATATTCATGAACTTCCACGTCATGCGGAAAGAAATGCTCAGAATAAGTGTAGGCTTTTTTATTAAGTTCATTGACATAATACCCCGCTGGCTTTCGGTTAGCATATAAACAATCTATTAATCGGATTTCTCGACCCGCAAATTGAGCAAACCAGATGGTATTGGTATCATCAAATCCAAGATCCCAAGCAGTAGTGACAGGTAAGTTTGGGTCCCAAGGAAAACGACCTATACGACCTTGTTCAGCTGCATCAGTCATCAGATCCCCGAGAATCGACCCGACTAATCCTGCTTCAAACGAGCAATAATATTCTTGTTGGATAAGCTCTTCCGGCATTCCTGACTGACGTTCTATTTCAATATCTTCTTCGGTGATAACAGGAGATCCGTCAGGTTTCCTTGTATCACGGACAGTGAGTAACTCACTAAACCATCCTGGATCTTTTTTCGCATACTGATACATTTTCCAGAGTGCATTCTTACCCCGAGGTGTTCCATTAAACAATGCCCATCCTTTGTTTTCAAGTAATATGGGCCGTAAATAATTCCATGCAGCGGGTTTATGGAGGGAGAATTCTGAGAATATAACTCCGATAGGGTTAGTTCCCACAATTGCGTCAATGTTATCCGATCCAAGCATTCTGACGATAGATCCATTTGTCAACTCCAATACCATTTGTTGGTTTTCGCGTCGTTTAATGACACGTTCAGGGAAATGGTCTATAAACCTAAATCCAGAAGAATCCGCGCCTTCCCATATAATTAAACGCGCTTGTTTGTAGTAAGGAAGAATATAGAAATATGTACCTACACGTTTAAACGATTCACGTCCAAGTATGTTAATAAAGGACTTATCCTTACCAGCACGTCGATGCCAAATTACTACACCTCTAATAAAACCTTGTGGGAGGGCGTTGTATACAGGCTTTTGATATTCGCGGGGTGTAAAGTTATAAGGTATTTGTATTTTCATTTAAAAATATCAATTATATCAATCTCAGATTTTGGAATTGGATTGCCACTGGTGGCAGTCCCGGTGGTCGGAAACTGATCTGTCGGCTGACCAAGTTCTGACGGACCACCACCAGCAGCAGGCGCAGCTGAAGCTGGAATGGCAGGGCTGCGAGTTTCAATATTTAAGATTTTATTATCACCACCTTCAACATATTGATCGATGAGCATGATGGTAAGACCTTGAAGATCATCAGCATCGATAGATTTAGGAATCATTTTTGATAGCATCGCAAGAAATCCTTTAGGGTCAATATTAGCTTGGGAGAGTAGCCACTTAGAGCCGCCTAAAAGTTCAAATACGTCAAGAATCGCCTGGGCGAATTTCTTATTATCCATTTTTGATGTAGGTTTGCCCACTTCATCATCTCTTTTGCCGAGTGAGATGAGGGGTTCAGTGGGTTCTGCCATAAAGTCAAAATCTTCAAGTGTGCTTGTCATATGTTTGGTCCTTTGTTTGGTGGGTGGGCAACCGCAACCCACCCACCTGGAAAGGGATTTCGGATTGCCACCAGTGGCAATCCGATAGGTGGATAAAATCCACCCAAGGGAGTTTTTATTATAACATACTTTTTATTAAATGTCAAGAATTATTTTTTAAGTGGAGGAGTGAAAAATAGGGAGAAAAAATAAATTTAGAGATGTTAAAAGTTGGCATGATTCTTGCATACGGAGAAATGGTGGATTGCCACCGGGCTGTAGGGCAATCCGAAATTTTTGGCTGTAGGGTAGTATGGGCGGATTGCCACCATGAGGTGAGGAGCTTAGGGCAATCTGGTAGCTATGCGTATATAATAAGGTATTGGGGATGTCAGATAGCCGACAGTTAGATTGCCACTGAAGCAATCCGTAAAACAATGTTTTATGTAGAATAGAGATTGGACGTGTGAGGGGTTCCGTTCCTGGCGCTGGCGAAACGACACTTTGGGGGTACCCCTTCTGAAATATCAGATATTAGACATCGTATACCAGATATTAGGATTGCTACTGGTAGCAGTCCAATTGTTTAGCTAACTTAACATTAAGACATAAGTAAAACAATGTATTAGTAATCAAACCTTTTACGGTATGCTGACTAGCCGACACACTGAAGCGTAGAAAAATACATTGCAATCAGAAACATAGTCCGTCTTTTATTCAAGGCAGTAAAAGAGGTATCAATAAAACTATCTGTTTTTCTTGTGTCATAGTTCTGCATAGTTATCATAGTAAAACCTATTTTCTATTATAGGTTTGCGCGCGCTTTTTACCTAAAATTTCTATACTCATATTTATAATTACTTACTACTATGATAACAAGGAATAATCAATGATTACAGTAACTTAGGTATGACATAATTAAACATACGCGAATTGCTTTGGGCAAACTAACATAAAACATTGTTTTATTTTAGCTGTTTATAACACTTTGTTTTATTACATGTAATAAGACAAAATAGTGCTTGACATAATATATCGTTTTATGTGATAATAAAACCTCATGGAATGGAACCCGAACATAAACCAAAACCTGATATCTTCAATGATATCAATAACTTATGAAAGGAGTATTATGGAAAATAGTTTTTTATGTATCCATAACCAAACGGACCAAAGGCTTATGCTTCGCGAAAGTGAAGCATTTAATCTTGATATCCGGTTATGGACAAAGCACAAGTAGTAATTGAAATAAACCTTTTACCGACTGCTCATATAGGGCAGTTCATGCCCTTTGAGCAGTACACTGGAGATTAAAACTATGAGTACACAAAAAGTAGTCACGCGCAAGAAGAACGGAGAAATTAAGACTAATGAAATGGATTCTAAGGTAGTAGAAGATTCAAAAAAGAATTGGATTGATTCAGTCGTCAAAGTGGATAATATCCAGTTTGATACTTGCAAAATCCACTATGCCAACAGGTTCAACAACAGAGTCAATGACATCGTTGAGTTATTTGACTTTGGACTGTTGTTTCAACAGGCAAAAAGGTCCGTCAACAATAACAATAAAGCCTTCGGAAAGTGGAGGGAAAAGCATTTCCCAATGTTAACTAATCAATTCGTCTCCTATTCAATCAACCTAATTGTCCATAAAGACGATATCGAAGATTGGATAGAGACCACGGAAGCGGAGACAGTGAATAGGGAATATAGAAATCCCTATTCAGTCTATGTGGCTTTCAATCGGTATAAGAAAAAGATAGCCGATAAAGCACTTGAAGCAATGGTCACAAAGGTTCCCGAAGTACCAAACGTTGACGAAGTAGTAAAGGGTATCGGCACGGATACCGATACGGACATTAGAGAAATCTCTATCGCGGAACCTGTTGAAAAAACCGGCATTCCCATTGAACGGTCTGAACTGTCGAAGGAAGAAAAGGTGCAGCATTGGTTGTTTACAACCAATGCCTTAATCACCCTTTATAATGAAGAAAAAGTGAGCAAGGTACTGCACGCGGATATCAAAAAACTTGCTTCAAATTTCTTCAAACTGGTAGACAATTATAAACCTAAGAAGTGATCAGAGTATCCTTGACAATGCCTGTATGGACTTCATACAGGCATTGTATAGGCTATTGCGATAGACTGAAGTAAACCCCATACATGGAAGGAGTATAGACCATGCTTTTTAGTATCTTCGTATTCGGTATGTTACTCGTATCAGTATTATGTTTTATCATCGGTCGTATTAACGCGATGATAATATTTTTAGAGTCATAGAATTTAAGCCCGTATCATTTTGATACGGGCTTAAATTTTCATTTTATATGTGCATTCGTGCGCATATGTGTTTATATGCATATGTGCATTCGTGTACATATGTGTTTATATGCATATTTTACTGTTAGATTGCCACTGGTGACAATCTTAATTCTGGACTATATCTTAGATGGAAAAACATTGAAATTAGTGCTTGACATAGATAGCACGTTGTGGTATAATAAGTAAGATGGGAATTGTTTTAGATGATGAATATAACGTCTTATTACATGTAATAAGACACAACAGAAAGGAGGTGAGTAAATGCAAAAGAAAACGGCAAGGAGATGGCTTAACAGAAATGAAGTCAATGTCGCCCGGGCAAGACTTGGCTACTTTTCAGATACCAAGAATAAAGCCATTATTAAACATTGCAAGAAATGCATGAGCAGAGTATTAAGGAGGAAGTAATGCTACCATATGTTTTCACATTTTTCCCAAACCTTAGACCAATGCGCGGCTGGTGCTGTGATCGAAGTTATGCTTACATGGACGATCATAGCTGGCTGGATGTCAGATTAAAAGATATTATTGAAGTGCATAGTGGATTTGTCACAGATGATAATATTGATTTTCGTAAACCTCCATGCCAGCTTGAATGTCGCTTCATCATTCTCGATGGCTTGCAACGCATCATGGATGGTCTGTATCACTGGCCACCACATTGGGCAGAAGCACTCATCGATTCCGGCGAAAGATACATTACTTGCTGGACAAACTATTATGAATAGATTGCCACTGGTGGCAATCTGAAAGGAGGTAATAAAAGATGACAATAATCGTCACAAAAATTCCTATTCCATACTCATCACATATGGAATACCAGATGCGGTTTTTCTGGCAACAATGGCGTGAGAATCATTATTATATTGAAGGCAGACAAGCTGTTCTGGACGATTGGAGAAAAGGCCGATTATCTATCCTATTAACTCAAGAGGAGATTTCAAAAGCAAGAGAAGAAGCAGATAGGCACATAAAAAAATCTAATACTCGGGAATTAGCAGATGAACTATTAAATGATGGTTGGCATATTAAAGGGAGGTGATAAGAGATGGCAAAGAGTAAATTTGAAATATTGATGAATGCTGAAGGATATTCTGATTCAATAGAATTCATTGAGCAAGAATGTATGGGCTTTGGAATGCGTGTTGGTGTTCCTGCAATTTGCACGAATGAGGGATGCGATTATTCCACCGACATGGAGCCAGATCAAGATCGTGGTTGGTGTGATGAATGTGAAACCAACAGCGTGGTGTCTGCGTTAATATTGGCAGGAATTATTTAGGAGGAATAATGACAACACTATTCGAAGATGCGTTAGAAAGGTACACTGTACTAAAAAGAATTGTGCTGTGATGTACTGGATCACTAAAATCGAGCTGAAAAAATAATACTTGACATAGTCTCCAGAGTATGATATGGTATAGTATGAAGCTGGAAAAACTTCCCCACACTTTATACTATACCATCACCTGAGATTGCTACTGGTGGCAGTCTGAGTTGATAATCCTATCATATTTTCTGTCTTATTACATGTAATAAGACACAACTAATGAAGGTATTGTGACATCTACTACATCAGAAATTCGTATGCGTATGAAGGAAGCAGACTTATATTTACAGAATATAATTCTTCCTGCAATACTATCTGTACGGGATGAAGTAGTTAGTGCGTTAATGAAGAAGTTAGAACTAAGGATAGCACGAAAGGAGGTGGTACAATTACTTAAAAATAGGCTTGAACAGATTGCTACCAGTGGCAATCCTGGCAATAACCCTTAACCAAGAAAGGAGGCATTATATGCCTTTTATTACAGCTAAGTTGATAGAGATCGAATCCAACCCGTTCCGTAATCCTGAAAGCTATGTTTTCGATCAGCCGAAAATTGAGAGCTTGAAGGAGAAAATTGCGGACACATCTTTCTGGGAAAATCTCCTGGCAAGAAAAACTAAGGATGGCCGGATTCAGCTGGCATATGGGCATCACAGAATTGAGGCCCTTCGACAATTGCTGGCTGAAGGAATGACCGAATTCACTGAGATCAAAATCAATGTGCGCCCGGAAACACAACTGACCGATGAGCGCATGTTGAAGATCTTTGCGAATGAAAATGCAGATGATTGGGGAGAAAATCCTCAGAATCTCTGCATGACGGTAATTCAACTCCAGGCCCATTTGACGAATCTGCTGGCGGCGTCGAAAGACAAGGAACAGTTCCTCAAGAACGTCGGAGATCAAGGCGCATTGAAGGTTGATGACCGGAGTTTTACCCGTATGAAAAATCATGGAGTTGGTGCCAGTGTCATTGCTTCATTCCTGGGCGATTGCTGGTCAAGACAGACCATCCATGATGCGTTGCAAGTCATCGAGAATGATGAAGCGACATTCAAGCTGGCGCAGCAATTACCCAATGTAACGCTAGCCAATCGGTTCCAAAAACTCGTCACCAAAACAGAGTCCGGCAAAGGTCAAAGTAAGGTGATGGAAATGTTTCCCGAAGATGTTCAGCGTAAGGTCCAGGATAAAATCCTGAAAAGCAGTCTTACCCGTGCTGAAGTAGAGGATGCCATCAAAATCTCCAAAGGAAAAGGTGAAGGTCCGGACCCGATTTCAGCCATCAATGAAGTGGTTGAGAAAAAGAAAGCCAAACTTAAGGCAGCCAAAGAGCAAGCGGATGCTTTGAAACCTTCGCCCAAGGAACCCCATGAGAAAGTCCTGGTTGCCGTTGATCGAGTGATCGAATTAATTCGCAAAGAACGTGTGAATCTTAAAGAGGATCATATCGATCAGATCGAAGCTGCAATGGAGCTGGTTCAAGAAGAACTGGACAAGGAGCCGGAAGTTGCAGACATGTTTATCGAAGGTACTGAAGGTGAAGGTGAAACACCTGTTAGTGAAGAAGCTACTGCCTAATTTTCTCATTGGTTATCCCTCAAGCAGACTGCCACTGGTGGCAGTCTGCTTCTTACTACACTGATAAAGGAGATAAATATGCCAGGAAAACATGCGTATTTTGCACCATCTGCATCTCCTCGCTGGCTTGCCTGTCCAGGCAGTCTGGCTCTCTCCGAAGGTATCGAAGAAACCACTTCTGTATATGCCCACGAAGGTACTGTATGCCATGAAGTCTCAGCAAGATGTCTCAAAGAGAATCTAACAGCCGATGACTTCTCAGGTGAAACTATCGATGGAGTTTATATGGAGTCTGAACTTATTGAAGCAATTCAAATGTATATTGATGAGGTCAGAGGTCAGACCAAGGAGCTTGGAGTCAAAGGTGGTAAAATTGAACACACGGTCGAAATAACAGAGGATTGTTGGGGTATGCTGGATGCCATGATGTGGAATGATGAGTGGCTGCTCATAGCAGACGCTAAGTTTGGTAAAGGTGTTATAGTTGAAGGTGATACTCCGCAAATGAAAGTTTATGCTATTGGAGCAATGAAGTGGCTTCAAATGGAGTATAGCATTGCTCCTCAAAAAGTCAAAACCTTAATCATTCAACCACGAACAGTCAATCCTATTCGTCCAGTCGAGTATACTCGGGAGGAACTGATAAAGTGGTATATGAAAGTTCTTAGACCAACAATGGAAGCTGTGAAAAATGGAGCAGTTAAATGCGTACCTGGAGAGACTCAATGTCGTTGGTGTCCTGCGGCTGGTGTATGTACCGTTCAAGCGGAGTTCGCTATCCGTGAAACAGAACAAGCATTCAAGCCCTATACGGAAGTGGAGACTCCACCACCACCTGCTCCCGATCCTCTTATGGATTTAATAGGTATGGCGAACCTCCGTAAAGCCTTTGGGTTTATTCGAGACTGGATGAATAACATTGATGCTCGGTTACTGGAGGAAGCTATCAAAGGTACAGAAATCCCAGGTCTTAAGTTAGTTCGTGGCAGAGCAAATCGAAAATGGAAAGTTTCCGACTCTCAAATTGCTGCTTTTCTTAAACAGCATCAAGTTGAACCTTATGAAGAGAAGCTTCTGTCTCCCGCGAAAGTAGAGAAGGAAATGGGTAAGAAGAAATCTGAAGGTGTAGGACTGGCAAACTACATTACTACTCCACTTGGTGCTCCGACACTGGTTGATGAAACAGATAAACGACCAGCAATGGAGGTTAGTGTAGAGAAACAGTTCGAAGAGTTTGTGGAAACGACTGTTATTGTTGAGACTGCTACCAGTGGCAATCCAGAAGAGTTTGAGGATGGATTGAAACCATTAACTCTTATGCAAAAATTGTCTATGGCTGACATGGAAGATGATCCACGACCTGATCCAGATCCAGAAGATAAACTTGATGCAGTTGATGAACTCTTCGGAGGAACCAGTGCAATAGACATAGAAGAAGCATCAAACATGTTTGGTGATTTTTCTTCCTCTGAAGAAGCAGCAACAGTCAAGACCAGAGAGACAGAATCTGAAGATCGAATCATTATTCAATCCGCAACACTATCAGACAAAATCTTGCCGCCAAAAAAATCCACTAAACGTCATCAAGTATTAACAATGGGGAAAGGAGGTGTATCGTTAGAAGAAGTGGCTAAAGCACTTGGTTGTGGAGTTAATAGTGTCAAAATGCACATTCGTTATCTTCACGAACGAGATGGGTATGGTTATGAGCTGTACTCGGATGGTACTTTTAAAATCACAGAGTAGTATAATTCAGAGTCCTCACTATGCAAAAAGACCCTTTCGGAAATGTTTCGGGATTCAGGAGAAACTGACTCAGGTTTCTTTTAACCTTTAACTGCCGACGAGAGTGGACGTTCAACCTGTCTGTTGAAAAGGGGAATGACTCTCACCCACTGAAGGAGGCAATTATGCCTGAAAAAGAAGATAATTGGGAACACAGAAGTGAAGGGATGTCTTGTGCTACTTGTATGTGGTTCGTTGACAAAAGTGGTAAAGCAGCGATCATCAAAGTCGGTCGATGCAGACGCCGCTGTCCCACTATGAGTGGTTATCCTGTAGTATTCTTATCTGATTGGTGTGGAGATCATAAATTGGATGAGGATAAAATTTAAAACAAACTATCAACTTTGGAGATTATCATGGGCGAAATGGCAGATGAACATATTGATTACTTACTTCAGCAAGCATTGAAGACAGGTGATAGCTTAACGGCAATGCCTATGTTTGAACCTACTTTCGCCGAATATAAAGATCAACAAACCATTAATTTTATTAGAGCACATAAGGAGGATTTTATTATGCCAGAAGGATTTACAATTGATATGGATAAAAAGAAATGTGTTACGCCGGTTTGTAGGGGTTCTTATGTCAATATTCTTGAACCTCGACAGTTACCGGACAGTGAAAAATTGGCCTGGGGTATGCAATGTCTGTTCCCTAAAACTGATCCTATTGTTGCAGCATGGATCAAAGCACTTAATCCCTTGTATGGTAAAGTGCTGATAGATAAATTTGGGGAAGGTAAAGCTCAAGAGATTGCAAAGCAGATATCCATACTACGTTCATTCCCTATAAGGGATGGAGATAAAGCAGAAGATACTGCTAAAATCTCAAACGCTGATCAATTGGTCGGTCACTACTTCATGAACACAAACAATCAGTTCAGGCAGCCCTACGTGATCGGACCGATGGGTAAACCTGTTAATCCAGAGGAATTAACACCAGATGATATCTACTCTGGAGCATGGTATCGTGTTATGCTGGAGTTCTGGTATTACGACAAGGCTGGTAACAAAGGTATCAGTACCAGTATAGCAGCACTCATGAAAGTCAAAGACGACGTTAATCTTGGCGCAGGAACCACTACCCGAGAAGCATCTGATGCTTTTGGGGACTTTGCTGGTGAAGCGGCATCTATTTTCACAGGTGAAGAGGATGCTGGTAAAGACGCTGGTGAGCCTGATCCAACAGAAGATTTTGACTTCATGTAAGAAGTGCTTATGAAGTATATGAATCGTGTTGTGAGACTGGCCAACACAAGATCATAATCATCATCGGAGCCACTGGTAGCAGGAGACTGCTACCAGTGGCAATCTTAAGGAGGATAAAATGGATTTACATGAAGCATATGAAAATTTAAAGAAGGCTCTGGATCATAAAATTGAAAGTGCGGAAAAAATGTCAGAAAATCCTGCGGTAGCAGATATGTTTATGACACGGGCAAATACATTCGATGAAGCTAAAATGATAATGGAGTACTATTTAGAAGAGGTGATTAAGAAATGACAACTAAACTATGGCTTGACTTCGAAACTTACTGCGATCTGGATATTAAGAAAGTAGGATTGTATAAATACACAGATCATTCTTCATTTAAAGTATGGTGCGCAGCCTATGCTTTTGATGATAGTCCAGTAAATTTATGGATTGCTACTACTGATGGATATTCTCGTAGAGGTCCAGGCGCACTGTTTGATGCAATTGCAGATCCTGATATAAAAATTTATGCGCATAATGCAGAATTTGAATGGCAGACAATAGAGAATACCCCACAACTACCCAATAATATACCTCTTAATAAATTCGTTGATTGTATGGCACTCGCAGGAACTTTTGGATACCCTTTAAAATTAGATAAATTTGTCAAAGCTGTTGGTCTTCCTTATGGAAAAACTGCCGGATCTACTCGGCTTATAAATAAATGCTGCACTCCTCAAAAAAGAACTGCATTCAATCCTTCTGGTAAACCTAACCCTTCTAAAAATCCAAAAGACTTCAAAGAATTATATGAATACTGTATGAATGATGTGGAGATTATGCGTAAGGCAATCAAACGTTTACCTATGGAAGAACTGTTACCATTAGAACAATATATCTGGCAACATGTAGTTATGCAAAATTGGAGAGGTATGCCAGTTGATATTGAAGCAGTTAATTCTATTATTTATATGCTTCGACAAAATAAAATAACACAAGAAAATAAACTTCAAAGTATTACAAATCAAAAAATTCAAACAGGTAAACAGACTGCTAAGATAAAGGAATGGCTTAATGAAAATGGTTGTAATATTTTAAATCTTAAAAAAGAGACTGTTGATAAATGGTTAGGACCAGACAGAGAAATACCTACTAATTGCATAGAAGTATTAGAATTACGTAAAGAACTTGCTCTTAGTAGTACAGCAAAATTTGATAGAATCGCTGAAGGTTGTCAAAAAGATGATAGAGTAAGAGGTAATGCAGTATATTTTGGTGCGCACACAGGCAGAAATGCAGGTCGTGGAGTACAGATACATAATCTACCAAGAGCAAAACATGATAATCCAGAATATATAATTGAACTTTTTAACTCCAGACGTATAGAACATATACGCCTGAAATTTCCAAATATAACTAATACAGCTAAAAAATTAATACGTCCAGTAATTAAAGCAAGTCCAAGTTATAAACTATTAATTGTAGATTATAAGAGTATAGAAAATGTCATACTTCATTGGTGCGCTAATGATACAGTAACAACAGAAGAATTTAAACAGGGACTTGATCAATATAAAACTTATGCTGCTGCTCGATTCGGTATTAAATATGACAATGTAACTAAAGATCAAAGAACTTATGCAAAACCTTGTGTCTTAGGTCTTGGTTATGGAGGTGGACCAAATGCTCTTATGCGTGTGGCTGGTGACTATGGTATTATATTAGATAAGAAAGAAGCACAAAGAGATGTGAATTTCTATCGTAATAAATATAAAAAGGTGTGTGATCTATGGAGCGATGTATTCGTAAAGGCTTATGAAGCTGTTATTTCAAAAGATCCTCAAATACTATTAACAGGCTCTACTCGCTTGGAATTCCGGTCAGCCGGAGGATACTTATTCATTCTCTTGCCTTCAGGTCGGCGTTTGTCCTATCCACAGGCTTTGGTGAACGCCGAATGGTCCATCCAAGTGAATGGAAACAATGTTCCAATGACCTCAAAACTCTCCTATATGGGAGTAAAGAACAACACATTTCTCAGGGTTGGCACCCACCCAGGATTACTGGTAGAAAATATTGTTCAAGCAATGGCGAGAGACATATTGATGTACGGCCTGCTTTGCGCAGAACAGGCTGGCTATACAATAATAGGTTCCGTTCACGACGAAGGTATTGCAGAGGTTCCTGAATCTTCTTGTATGAATTGGCAGAGCATGGCATATTTCATGTGTACACTTCAACCTTGGGCTAAGGATATCCCAATTAAAGCAGAAGGATATGAAGCTCAGAGATATAGAAAGGATTGATATGTTAGAAACTATTGAAGATGTAATGACTGCACAACGAATGTTAATTTGTCATCTTGATGATATGATAGAACAAGGATTGGAATTAGCAGTTTATGTTTTCCGATATCCAATTAAAGATCTTCAAGTTATAAATTATAGAGATGTACCAGTCCGTAAAATACTATTTCATGGTGAGCTTATGCTTAGCATTGAATTAAAACCTAACTCGTTAGATCATAACACCGTTGATACTTGGATTGACGGTGAACTTTCAGATCTAATTAAACTTTCCAGATCGCCACTGGTGGCAGTCTGAAAGGAGGTGATGACATGAGTTTAGAAGAACAAATCGAATTAATTGAAGATAGGGTACGAAAGATAGATATGACTATTGAAGGAGGAGTTGATGATATAGTAACTACTCTCAAACAACTTATTGAAGTACTTAGAAACATTAATACAGATATACAACAAATAAGGAAGTAATCAGATGTCAGCTAAGATATTAAGAGGGCCGGGAACTTACTTAGACTATAATGTTAAAGGAGTAGAATATGTCATAATATATCCTGACGGAGAAACCGAGAGTTATGTGGGAAACGGGGAGACTGTAGCACCTATTGAACCCCGTAAAAAACTCCCGATGATAATAAAAGAGAAAAAAGGAGGTGATTGAATGAAAGGATTTAAAGAAATACTCTCAATGGCTCATGTATCTAAGTTAGAACATCAAGAATTTGTACAAATATGCAGCGATTGGGGATATTTCTGTAGTAAGATTTCACAATTCGATAAAGTCAAAGTGTTGAAGTTAATGAAGTACTTAGTAGATGAACGACCGAAAAGCAGACGACTTTTGGCAAGAACTATCGGTCGATTTAATCGATTGAATGCATTAAAGAAGGAGGATTTATTGTGAAAAGAACACAAAAGAGACAGAGTGAAAGAGATATTGAAACATATCTATGTGATGAAGTAGAATCAATGGGTGGTCACGCATATAAGTTTACTTCTCCAGGTAGACGTAATGTACCTGATAGACTATGCGTTCTTCCAGGTCTTGTGTTCTTTGTAGAGTGTAAAGCACCTGGAGAATCACCAACTAAGGCCCAAGAGCGAGAGTTAAACAGACTGGCAGAATTAGACCAATGGGTATTTGTAGTTGATAGTAAGACTGGAGTTAGAAAAGCATTAAATAAAATAAGGGGAGTAATGTGTGATGACTAAATGGTTTATCTCATATAAGTTTGTCGAGTCAGATTTTTTATTAGAACAAATAATGGCTGAAGGTTTTGGAGTTGTCATTACTGACGTATCTCCTGCTCGATGGACATTATATGCACGGATAGCAATGAACCGAGAACATTATGTTCTATACGCAGAAGAGATTAGTCCAGCGTTAGCCGTTGAAATGGTTCATGGTGGAGCTGGAGTTCCTACTTCATATTTTAAGGAGACAGATCAGGATGAAGATTTTGACATTGGATGACCTACATAAGTATGAAAAGAGAGCTATAATTGAAGCCATTAATCTTAAATATGCAGCTCTTTTTTTAGGTACAGGACTCGGGAAAACTATCATCGCACTAACTATAATAGACCAGTTATTAAAACGTAAATGGATTAAAGCAGCTTTAGTGATAGCCCCTAAAAAAGCTGTTTTTAACACTTGGAGACAAGAAGCACAGGCTTGGAAACATACTCAATATTTAAGATTCAATTTAATTCATGGTGACGCCGCAGTAGGAGCCAGTGAACGTGTGAAACGCTTTGCTCTTATGTCACCTGCTCATATATATCTTATAAATTATGAAGGTATTTCGTGGTTAGTAGATACATTAGATACTCAATACCATGATAGACTCTTACCTTTTGATCTTGTTGTGTATGACGAGTCTACTAAAATGAAACATTCCACTACTCAAAGATTTAGAAAATTTAAACGATACATGGGTAGGTTTAAATATAGATATCCAATGACAGGAACCCCCGTGCCTAATGGAATCATGGATTTGTTTGGACAAATTTATACAATGGATCTTGGACATAGCTTAGGTCAGAACATCACCAGTTTCCGCAAACGTTTCTTTACTGCAATCCCAATGGGTAATTTCTCAAAATATATACCATTAACTGGAGCCAAAAAAGCTATACGCAGACGTATACAAGATCGTGTTATCTATATGAAAAAAGAAGACTATGTTGAACTACCTCCTATTCATTACAATGCAATGTATTTAGACTTACCTGAACGATTACGAAAACAATATGATGAACTTGAAAAAGAATTTTTCCTTGAATTAGAAGAAGCTAAAATCGAAGCCTTCTCAAGAACATCATTATCTATGAAACTAAGACAGTTTATTCAAGGTAGAATATATCAAGGGAAAGGAGACAGACGGAGAACAATATTAATTCATGATGAGAAGTTACAAACGTTAAAAGAAATGGTAGATCTTAGACAGAAAGGAGGAGCAAGAATATTAGAAGGAATAGGAAATGCTATCATAGCATACAATTTTCAGTTTGAACGAGAAGATTTAAAATCTATCTTTCCTACTGCACCACACATTGATGGTTCTACTACAGAAAAACAAGCTATGAATGCAATCCAAGAGTGGAATATGGGTATACATAGCGTGATGTTATATAATCCTGCTAGTGACCCACATGGATTAAATCTTCAATATGGGGGCAATCAACTATTATGGTATGGATTGACCTGGAATTTGGAGCATTATATTCAACTGATAGATAGATTATATCGACAGAGGCAAGAGAAGCCAGTATTTGTACACCATTTATTATTCAGGAATACAGTAGATGAAGTAATATATGCGGCGTTAATTGAAAAGAATCGAACACAAACCAGTTTACTGGAGGCATTAAAACAATATCGTGAGACTGCCACCAGTGGCAATCCAGAGAGGAACAGAGGATGAATCAGAAACTGAAGAAGATCAAGGAGGTAAGAAAACAAATAAATGATTTGACAGCCCAACTTGAATGTTCTCTTATAATACAAAAATTATTTCCAAATGCACAATGGCCAGTGTTCACCAGTATCTTCCAACATAATGACACAAGAGAGTTTCTTTTCAGAATCAGAGATAGTAATCACAGCATCAAAACATTAACAATAAAAGAAACTCCTGTGATTCTATTACAAAGACCCCACATACAAAAGGCATGTGAAACCAATCCAACACTTAATCAAATCATAAATAAAGGAAGAACATTTGAGGAAATACGTAATGGAGGATAAATTTCACATAACTCTGGTTCGATCACGAATACAGAATAGACCGTATACCAAGATAGACGGAACTTATAGTGGTCCAACATGGAATAACAATATTGGACTTCAGACCATAGAAAATACTCCAGAAGCTGCACTAAAAATACTTCAATTACTTCAAAACAAAATTGATACATGTATGGTAATGGGGACTGCTATTCGTCCCGAAATCATAGATACAGATCGAAAACTAACAAATTTCAAAGAAGAACCAATCACTATGTTGGTATTAGATCTTGACAAATATGCATCTACCAATATAAAAACATATGGAAAGGAAATAAAATACTTTAATGCTGTCGAAGATGCAGATACTTTCATTAAAGACTACCTTCCACCAGAATTTCTAAACACTACTTACATCATACGTTTCAGTAGTTCATTTTTAATTGGCATTGATCCATACTTACGATGTCATCTTATATTTCTCCTTGAAGAATCACAATACCCAAGAGAAATTGGAATGTGGATGAAGCATGATAATATACCCACCGATGCTACTTTCTATTTCAATCTTACTCAACCTATTTTTACAGCTTCCCCGATCTTCCGTAATATAGTAGACCCTTTAACTTTAACAGGAGAGAACTTTCCACGAATCAGTATGGTAAAGAGAGAACACTCTCATGTTAAAGGAAACTGGCAACCTTATTATGTTCCTCAATATTCTGAAAGACTTGACGTATCTAATCTTCCATCAGCAAGCAGACTTCCTGGAAAAATAGGATCTTTTTGTAGAGCCGTTAAAACTGATGCTGCTTTGATACAACTTGGATATCAGGACAAAGGAGATAATAGATACCTTGCTCCACAGTCAGACACAGGTGTACCAGGAGTTATAATTTTTGATAATGGATATGTATTCTCCCATCATGAAGGAGATCCTATTAACACTATCTCTGCTAAAATTCATAATTTCAAGCGAAGAAGTTTAAACTCATATGATCTTATAAAAGGGTGGGCGTTACTTATGAAAGATACAGATCCATCTTTCATAAAAGAATTTGAATTTATGATGGATCAGGCTATCCTTAATGATGCTGCTTACCAAGAAGAAATTCAACAGGAGTTATTACTAAGAACAGATTGGCTAATTGAAAGTGGTTATGAAGGTCAGAATCGTAAAATTATTGATGGTCTGTTAAGAGATATACATAGTATGGGCGTGTCTGGTATGGTTAGAGAATACTTATTTAATAGTATTATTAATAAAACCAAGAAGATAACAAAGAAAACTTTAGAATCTACTTGGAATATTATTAAAAAAGATAAAGCCTTTGATAGAGATTCATTTGATCCTGATGCAAATCTCAGAAATATGGCAGGACTACTTAAGAAACAGCATATTATATATTCTCATCATAAAACTATGAACGGTGATTTTTGGTGTTACTTTAGTAAGTTAAAAATTTGGAAGAGGTGTAATCCTTCACAAACTCAAGCATTTATTTATAACCATATTCATGCAGCATTACCAGTTAAAATAGAAATAGATTTTTATAAAGCAGAACAACTAACTAAAATTATTATGAGAGATTGTTGTTTATCTATTACAGACTTTAGAAGAGGATTGGGATGGGCTTTTAAAGGTGGTCGTTATGGAATTCTTATGGGTAAGCTATTTTCAAAAGAAGGATGGGCACTCAATAATAACATTAAGACTCTAAATAAAGGCGATCATATTTATAAAGAGTTACCTATAACATATGAACAATGGAAAAATCGTAAAAAAACACCCGAACAATATATAGATTTTTTGCTGGCATCTTGTGAAGAAGATGTCGAATCAGTAGAATTAATTCGAGAATATGGTGGATATGTAATAGCTGATTCATACTTCTTACATAAAATGTTAATATTAGAAGGAGTACCTGGGAGTGGTAAGAGTATTCTTGCTAAAATTTTTCAAAACTGTGTTGGATCATCTTTTCATTCTGCTGTTTCAATTGATAAAATAGCAGGAAGATTTGGATTAGGAGATCTTCCCGGTAAAAAATTAGCAGTAATGTCTGAAGCAAGAGGAGCGGATTTTGGAGTACTTAGATCTCTTGTACCTATTCTACTAAAAATTATAGGTCAAGATTATATAGATACTGAAGCAAAGCATAAAGATGCAATGTCTGAATTATTAGAATGTAAAATCTTTATGATGACAAACAGAACTCCAGTTATACCAGACGACACAGGAGCATTGTCTCAAAGACTTATGATGATCAGATTTAATAAATGTTTTAGAGGTACTTCTGAAGAAATATTAGGATTAGATAGACAAATAATGACTGATGGACTTGCGAGTATTATTCATTGGCATCTTAAGGGACTTGAACGATTAAGTAAAAGAAGATATTTTATAGAACCCCGCTCTGGAATTACTGCTAAAAGAGCTTTAATGGAACAGATAGATCCACTTAAAAGTTTTGTAGAAACTTTCTTTGATCTAAATATGAAAAGTAATCCACATAATTGGATCATACAAAAACTATTTATCAGATATTTTAGAGCATACTTAGAAAGATTAGGACAGTATAATCCAGAAAGGAGGCACTCAATAGAGAAGCGAGCTTCAATTCGTAATTTAAAATCTCTATATCCAGCTATTCGAAAACAAAGAATGGCAACAGAAGAAGGAGAATACAAATGGAAATTAGTTGGACTTTGCCCAAGGATAGACTTGAGTTTTGAGTTTGTCGATGAACTGGAAAGAACACAGTAGACTGCCACTGGTAGCAGTCTGGAAGGGAGAACAACAATGACTGAAAGAGTAGACATAATGTTAGCATATGCTTTCACACAGAAGTATTGGGATAGACTAAATAAACCTGTAATTGTCCAACCAAAATTGGAAGGAGATAGATTAAGGGCTATAACTGGTGGATCAAGAAATACTACACTCCTAAGTTCCGGCGCAAAAGAAAGAGTGAGTGTCCCCCACATACGAAAAACATTATTGATTTCTCCAATACAAGAAGTTGAATTAGATGGTGAGACATATGTTCATGGTATGAAGCATAGTCAAATAAGAAGTATAGTAGGTCGAACAAAAAATATACATCCATGCTATAAAGTTATGCAATATCATGTATACGATTTAATAAATAATGAAGTTCAGATAGATAGGCTTGAAAGATTAGTATGCATATTCGAAGACATTCCTCCTGAAATTATAAAAATGGTTTCCTATAAACTTGTAGAAACTCTCAATGAACTTCAGACTGCATATGAAGAATATCTTGCAGAAGGATACGAAGGAATTATAATACGAGATCCTTATGCAAAATATGTCAGACGCAAAACAAATAATATGCTAAAGTTAAAACCAAGACTCAGTGAGTATTTCACAATTGATGATGTAATAGAGGAACAAGATTTATCAGGAATACCTAAAGGAACATTCGGAGCTTTTGTATGCATAACTCATGATCAAACTGAATTTTTTCGTGTAGGTTCTGGTCCAACAAAAATACAGAGAGATTTACTCTGGAAATATCGTGAAGATCTTAAAGGACATGAAGTAAAGATACGCTTCCAGAATTATACTACTGCCAGAAGCGTACCTAAAATGCAATCTATTGATAAAGAATGGTTGAAAATTACACAGAAACTTCTATCTTCTTCATAGTTCTACCTTCTGCGAAGGCATCTTTACCACCGAATCTGACAGCCTCAAAATAAGTAGTGGATCTATGCAGTCGAAGTTTATCAAGCATTTCATCTTCCATTCTTCCTACCTTCGGAGCTATGAGAATAAGAACTTTCATGTTCCAATCGAATACCATGTCTGCTATGAATCTGTCCTTTTCTATTTTGCCCTCGTTATACATCCAGTCATGAATCTGACAAGCAAGAAATACAGACTCACCATACATAGTATCAGGAACAAACCAATCCCCAATACTTCCTGGACCACAACCACCAGTTTTTTTATCAATTTCTTCCTTAGATGCGTTGATATAAGACATAGGAACGAGGAGTTCCCATCCTTCTACATCTACTAATTGTAAACTAAAGCATCCTGCAATCATAATATTTTACCTCCTATTCAAGAACATCATATCGGATTTCCAGTCCCCAGGTTTTTGCATTACCGTTTGCCAATGCGAAATCAATCTCATCACTACGCCGCCCAAGCCTTATAATAACTTGTTAAGCCATTCAAGTCTTATCAGCACTAAGATGAATTCGCATTTCTCGAATAGAGAAAAGTTTACCTGGTGCTAATGTTTCTGCGAGAGCACCCGCACCAGTTGCGTGTAACCATTCACTTTTTGTGTGGTTTGGTGATGCGTAAGCACTTGCTACCTATGTCATAATCATTCTCCTTTCTTTATTTATTCTTCATAAGTTATTGATTCAGTTGTGACCTCTGCAGCAAATGTTTGCCAAAGTTTAGAAGTCATCTGTCTTTGATATACTTCTTGAACATGTGTTGTCTTAGTTATATTTAAAAAGGACATTACCATATCTTGTAACTTCATTTCATCAGAAGTAATAATGTCATCCCACTTATCTGAAGGACCAAATTTTATTTCAAACTCAGTACATCCTCTCTTGAGTTTAGCTAACAGATTGCCACTGGTAGCAATCTCAGATTCTCTAAACTCTTTTAGACATTTAAGTCCTTCTTGTTTAGTTCGATGATAAAAGTAAGCACCATAATCTCGTTTAACATAATAACGAGTCTCGATACCGAGTTTACATTCTTCATACTTCCAGTTGAGCATGAACTTATACATCTCATACAGAAGTTCAATAGTAGGAATAGTGACAAGCACTTTCCAACACCCAAGACAAGGATAAGGAAGGATATCAAGATACTTAAACATCACTCGTTGGTATAACATGCAATGACGCATACCTGAACGAAAAGGCCAGAGCCACGGCCCATCCCGAGTTATATTCTCACGAGTGATATGAACTTTTCTGTCCTCTACATCCCAATAAAATGCTTGGGGTTGTTTAGCCACCAATCTATTATGTAGTAATTCGACTGGGTTGAAGTCTTCAGGTTTCATATAAACTCCTTAGATATTATAATTTATGAAAAAGAAATATCCTTGAAAGAGAAAATAAAAACTATCCCTATAATAACTGTAAGCTGTAAACATTGTGAATATCGGATAAAATTGACATTTAATAGCATATAACACCACAAAAATGATGACAAAATTTTTCATCGTATTATTTTATGATTCCATACTTTATACACAAGTAAAATTGCGATAAAAATATAAAAAATATTAATTCCCACAGGAAACCAAGAAGGAAATACATCCATCCTATTTTCAAAAATGAAAGTTCTGGTTCCAATTGAGTAAAACAACATTAAAGAAAATACCAATCGTAATAAAATTCTTTTATATGATAGTCTTTTCCACATAAAAACTACACTTGAAAAAAGAAACACACCTGCAAACAAACCAGCATATTGGGATACGTGAACATACCAAGGAGTACCAAGAAATTCTGCTCCTACTGTGGCTGCAATAATACCAAGCATAGCCATCATCATTTTCAACGATGTCTTATTAAGCATTTCAAGTTGAACTTTGATTTCTAAAATACCTGCAAAACAATGAAGACAGGTTACTTCTTTTTCCTCCGCCATAATTATATTCCTTAAAATAAAAATTATTCTGGAAATTCAGGTAATAGAGTAGTCCATATTTTATGATTTGCAATCAATGTTACGTAATCAGGTGCTGCTGTTACCTGAAGAGAAGGACGTATATCTTGTACCCAAGCCAATTTAAGAGCTGCAAGATAATCTGTCATCGCATCAGCCTTACCTGTCTTACTAAATTCAATGTAGATAAGACGACGAGCAATTGCTTTGGCTCCATAGTTATCCATCAATTCATTCTCTACTTGAGCGAGCAATTCTGTCCGTTTACCTTCAACATTAATAAGAGCTTCGGTAACAGGAGTAATGATATACTGCTCATTTGTCTCTTCAACGGTTTCACCGATTTGACGGAAAAGAGTACTATCGAAATTTTTGCGTACCACCTCTTTGATACCAAGAGCAATGCGTTCCTCCTGTCGGTGAGACTGATAAATTGTTTTAGCATACTGATTATTATCAATCAGTAAACACGGATTTCCATTAATAATAAGTCCACAAGGAACCCAATTAGCTCCTTGTTTTCTTAATATCCCTTCTGGTACTTTGTATTCTGACATTTTATTTCTCCTTTGGACTGCCACTGGTGGCAGTCTAACTATCTTGCATTACTATATGGCCCGAACTGCTCTGCCCATGCGAAGCCTACATAAAGCGCAGCATTTGTATTATAATCTCCATCTGTATCCCTTATCTTCAACCCCTGCGCTAATATATCCAACGGTCCCTTAGTTGCCTCAGCGGCAGTGTCATCAAGCACCAATGTTTCTGTTTCAACAGGGTTGTAAACCTGAGTTTTCCCATTGTAGAAAAGCCAGCTATCCGCATTCGGGACTTCCTTGATAAAATATATAATACTCCTGAACCCCAAAGGCACATATGGCCCATCTGCGTTTCCGTTCCCGGTGTAGGCAAAGGCTTTGCAAAGACCGGGGATGTCGGCGAAAAGGTAGGCTATATGATCCTTACCACTTTCATTATTAATACTTGTTTCAACAGTAAACTGCGTTGATGTAGGAGCTGTATCATTCCACATTGTATCATTATCAGAAAAAGCCAAATTTTGATCTAAGAACCCATAATCTGTTTCTGGATCGCTTGCGGCCAAGGAGTGATAGACTGGCCACGCTCTGGGGTTTCCTGCGTTATCCCTAACTTTAGTCCAGATCATAGAGGGAACAACTCCAAGAGAATGATTAACCAATAATGTAGCGGCAGTTCCAGTATATCCAACTATGTCCAAGCCATAAACCGCTCCCTCTCTAAGAACCCAATCAAGAAAGTTCTCTCCGTTCGTATTGTATCTATCATCTGTTCCAACAACGTACCCTGTTAAAGTGTAACTTTTATGACCTTGTGCTACCGTACTTTCGTTGTTAGCACTATCAAAATTTAGTTCTACAGTTGCTCCCCTCACCGTATCTGTAGTCACCCACTCGTCAGCAGCATCACGGTTTTTAGTAGTGACCTTCGCCCCCGCACTCACATCAAAGAGTACATCGCTGATGGTTGCTTCTGCTCCAGTGCCAGCCCTTGTATTAACATAGACCGCTTCTGCCGGTTGGTCTATGGAGTCAAGGATGGTGAGAGAGTCGGCTATGTTTGCAGAGCAGAGGGCGAGGTATCCTGTTGGTGGGGCATACTCAAAATTGCCATAGCCATTATCATCTGTGTTGCCGGAAGTGATGGAGAAAGAAGGATTGCCTTGGTTAATTTCAACGACATCGTTTTGAGCGTTAAGAGAAAAAGCAAACCTAATCGGCCTTGTTATGCCAGTAACCGCAGCATTGGAATTATCATCTGTCGCTATTTCGTTTGCAGTAGCACTATTTTGCCATGTGCCATTTTTAGCAAACCACACATTCCCATTATAAGCAGCTATGCTTATAATATCACCAGTAGCATAGGTATCTCCATAAGCGACTCCACCTGCACCTTCGGCATATATCTGACCGTTAGCATCTGCATATGCCCATGTCCCTGCGATTGTACCAAGGGCGTTATTTCCACCAAGCAAGGCAGAATCATTTACAAAGCCAATATTATAACTACCAGCATTAAGGGTGATCTTAGCTTCAGCATAAAATCTAAAGTTTAATGGAACCTCTATTGAGGAAACACCGATATCGTTTCCACCCGCATTTGGTTGCAAGGCTTTTGTGTTACCATAAGTATAGGTTAAATCTACCCCTACTGGAGGAACAGAAAGTATAGTAGCAAAATTATTGGTAGGAGTATCCGTTACTTGTTCCGGTGTCCCATTACGAGTAAAGTCATTCCCATTTCCGGAAGCATCGTCGCCAAGGTTTGCTCCGGAATTTGCAAAATCTAAAAGGAATCCATTGGTGCCGTAGGTTAAATCAAGTGATTCTTTTGGCACCCATACTCCGTTTTTGGTTTCTCCGAATAATGCGGGTGGATCAGCAGAAGTTTCTCCGTCAAGTAGTATTGCTTCCGCAATATAACCATCCCAAAAATTAGCTCCATTATGGGCTCCAATGTTATGTGGTGATTGGCGATTTATTTGTGTATTATCGTTTTGATTTGGATATATTTCAGTGGACCATGCTGTTACTTTAGAACCATTAACAAATATATTAAATCTATCGGCTTCAACTGCTTGTGTTGTATCGCATTCAACAACTATATTCATATAATTTGTAGGATCCCTATACAAAGGAGTTGAAACAAAAACTATTGCTCCAGCCCCGCCGCCGTCACCATTAGTAAAATATATTTTATGCTGACTATTAATATAAAAAGAGGTTGTATTTTCCCCATCTTCGTGGCTACCAAAAATAAATGTATTTGTTCCTAAGTTTCCTTCTTTTACCCAAACAGAAAAGATCCATTTTTGCCTATCGCCAGTTTCACTTGGTGTTCGACTCAGATAATCTGAATCATCATCATTAAACACCCCTGCGTAGTCGATGTTGCGGGGATAGAAAGCAGCACTTACAGGCTTTCCAAACAACAAAGGATAATTCACGAACTCACTAATAAACATATTGATCTCCTATGCACTATCACTCCACGAAGATACACCATAAACTCGGGTTCCATCTGAAGTGAACACAAAAATTGTATCCTTATCTGCGCCTGATACAAGATCAGGAGTATCTTGATCACCCCAATCATACGCTGCGTTAAAATTAATACCGAAAGCTCCGGTATTCTCAACTCGTAACACCATCACCCCACCGTCAACTTTATTAGAAGGAGCATTAAGAGTGAAATCTTCAGTTGCAGATACAACAGCATATGGTGAAGCAGTCATATCCCAATCAACAGTACTTGATGATATTGAAAGAGTTTCTGCATCATGATTTTGGAGTTGTGTAAACTCATTAGCATTTGTAGTCTGAACTGCGGTGAGCGCAAAATCTTCAGATTTCTGCGCCCAATGATATGCTGAATACTCATCACCGGATACTGGAGTATCTTCCACTTCAGTTGCCCATTTATCTGCAAGTACAGCAGACGCAGCAGCATTAGTCTCCGCTGTCTCAGCATTAGTCTCCGCTGTCTCAGCATTAGTCTCTGCTGTTTCAGCATTGGTCTGCGCTGTCTCCGCAGCAGTTTGAGCAGCTTCCGCATCAGTAACAATATCATTCAACGCATCTGTAGTATTTACCAGATCAGTACCAGCATCATTCCAGACCAATCCTTTCTTTGCCTCAGGTGAAGGCATTGTTACAACAGCTTGGGATTCAGGAGAAGCTATAATAGCCCGATTAATTTGCTCTTGCAATTGTTGACTAACCATCATAGCACGATCAAGAGCATCTTCATGACTGTCAGCAGGAAACGAACTATTTTCTACATAATCCGTGCCTTGAGTGAGCGCAACATCACGAATAATAGTAAGAGTTTCTCCTGTAGCTGGAGCAGCTACCATTGTGACTGTTCCACCAGCAGGATTTCCAGCGCCTGCTACAGTATAATGCGTAACAATAGTCTGCAATGTATCATCTAAGTATACATCAATATCTCCATCTATAAAGAAATAAAATGATACAGCAAACTCAACAGTAACATCATTACCCGCGTATTCCATTCTTGCAGTTTCACTTGATACAGTCATAATTTACTCCTTGGATTGCCACTGGTGGCAATCTA